TCGGACATCTGACTGATGGCATCACCGACCTTGCCTCCGATATTCAGTTTTGAAAGACCGGTAAGCATGTTCTGGATTCCTTCAAATGATCCCTGCAAGGTTCCGCTTGCAAAACCGTGCAACCCGTCGGATACCATGTTCAACCCGTCAACCGTGTCTTGGGAGGCACTTTTCACCTCCCCGGCAAGCGCCTTCATTTCAGAGGTAGCGTTCAGGTATTCTTCGTCAGCTGAAACGCTGGACGATTTGGCCATTTGAAGGGCGATTTTGGTACGTCCTATTTCTGCCTGGTTACCGCTTTCAATAGCCTTGTTGTAATCGGTCTGCGCCGCTTTTAACCGGGCGAATGCCGCTTCCTGCTGCAGTTCCGCATTTTGCACACGTGTGACGGCATCCCCCAAAGCGTGCATCTGCGTTTGCAGCCTGGAAAAATCCAATGTCCCGTTGCCACCGGGGAGCATGCTTTGAATACGTTCAATGGCATCGTAAACGACCTGCTGGTCTGCGGCTCCCGTTTTTTTGAACTCATCCGTCTTGACATATTGTTTAAGTTCGCCAAGCAGGTTCTTCATCTGGTCTGCAAGCAGACCGGTCAAATCCCCGAACGCTGCTCCCCAGTCTATCTTCTGGGTAAGGGCTTCCATGTCCACTTTGTGCACAGCCGCATCACGCTGCTTCTCCAAAGTCAGCCTTTCTCCCTGGGACTGTGCCTTGCGGATTTTCTCGGCATATTCTTCAGTGATGGCCAGTTTCTGCTGCTGGAAGGTACCGTATTCCTTCAGATAGTCACGCATGGCTTCCGCCTCTTCCCTGTACACGTCCGTCTCCGCTTTTTTCCGGGACTCGGTGTTTGAGGCACGGGCTTTTTCAAGTGCATCCTGTTGCTCACGGGTAAGTCCGTTATCTCCGGGGGATATGCCGGCTTCCTTGTTCTCACGCTTCCAGTCGGCTTCCTGCCGGTTAATTTCTTCTTTTCTCGCGTTATAGTCATATTCGATTTGTGCCAGTTTCTTTTCGGTACCGGCTTGCATGCGGTCTATCTCTTCCTTCCGGTTTTCAGCCTGCAAGACGGCAAGATCCTTCGCCAGCCTGCGCTCTGTGGCCAGCCGTTGCTTGGCTTCCGCTTCTGGATTCTTCCCGGACTGCTTAGGGTCGGTATGCCCACCGATATTTCCTTTTTTGGCTGCTTCTGCGGCTTTTTTTACCTCTTCCTCCGCTTTTTTCAGATAACCGTCTCGTTTGTTTTCGGCATTTTTCAACAGTATGTCATAAGCTTCCTGATCATGTTTCTTAATGGCAGCCTGTGCGTCATAGAACTGCCCGGATTCTGCCATGTTGGACTGTATGATATATTGTCCCCATTTCCCGAAAAAGCCCATGGCGCTTTCTGCCTCTTCCGGTTTCTGTGCCTTGATTTTATTCACCTCTTCATCGGCTTCTGCAGCTTTTTTTACAAGATTCTGGACATTGGCCTGGTGCAGCAGAACCTGTACATAGTCCTCGCTCTTTTGGATAAGGGTATCATACCATTCAGAAAGTGTTTTATAATACCCGAAAGATTCCCCGTACTTGCGGTTCAGTTCCTCCACCTTGGCCTTTTCCTGTTCCTTGCTTCCGGTGAAGTTCTTTATTTCATTGATAACCGATTTCAGCTCAAAGCGGGTACGCACCATCTGGGCACGGCCGTCCTTCTCTATCTCGGTCATTTCCTTCAGCGATATGTTGAATTCATCCACGCCTTTTTTGGCGCTGAACAGGTCTTTCGTCCAATCCCAGATTTCGTCACCGTACATTACCAGCAGCATGATGCCGGTGGTCATGGCCGTCTGCCAGGAAAAAAGTGAGGAAAGAACCTGCTTCCATACCGGTGTGCCTTTCTTGCCGGACTTCTGCAGCTCATCGTATTCCTTGCGGGCACGGGCCAGTTCGTCCGTAAAAATCGGCAGGTTGTTGGATATGGCCATGAAGAACATCTGCGGTCCCATGGCCAAGGAAGGCATTTCACGCGCCATCTGCTGGATACTGTTGTGCAGACCATTGAACTGGCGCTGTGCATTAGGTATATCTGCAGGGGTGACCTGCACGGATTCCGATTCATTTTGCAACATTTTCAACTGGGCGTGCAGTTCCTCAAGCTGCTTCTCCAGCGCATGGATTTGCGCAATATTGGCACTCTGGTCCAGATTCGGGGCAGCTGTCTCACCTGCAAGACGTAACCTCTCCAGTTCTGCTTCCAACAGCCTTACTGTATTACGCAGTTCCAGTGCCTCACGCTCGGCTTTATTCATGCCGGGCGTAAGGTTATCCTTCATCAAAAATTCAACTTCTACAGGTTTACTCATTCCAGTTTGCTTTGAAAAAATCCTACTATATCGTTCGCTTCATCCTCAGCGCTGCGCTCCGGGTGGCTGTCACACTTACCGCTGCCTCCCTTCTGCCGAACATATCGCGGAGCGTCGCTCAGCATCAGTATCAGCGTTTGGTAATTCACACCGTCCAGAATGTAGTCCACACTCCAGCCCGTTGCACTCGCTATCTGCCACACGAAGCCGAAAGGGCTATGGGAACCCTCATACCGGGTCCTTAACTCCCCATCCTTGCCTGGCTCAGTCTCGGAGTCATCGGGTTCGCCCGCGCCGCCGAGCTGATAATACGCATAAAATCCTTCGTGCCCATCAGCCGCTCAAACGTTCGGAACAGCGCCATCAGATACTTCCACTCCACAAAGTTCCGAAGCACCCACGCCGTCACCCCAATGCCTACATGGCGCGACACATAGCCCCGGCACACCGTATAGGCCAGCAGTCGGCTCACAGCCTTGCCATGTTCCGCTACAAAGGCCAGTTCCTCGGTCTTGTCCTTCGGCTGCCAGCCGGGCGCAACGCCCATCTTCAGGTATTCCCTCGCCAGCAGAATCTGTCCGCGCAGCCTCGGACGCTTCATCGTCACGCGTACCTCCAACGGACGTTTCAGGCATGGGAGCTTCCACCTTTTAAGAGGAACGGACACGCCGCTGTCCAGCAGCGCATCCGTACACTCCATCTCTATCAGTTGTTCCAACTGTCTTTCCATACGCTAAGAATTATTCTGCATCAGCAATCTTATACGGGGCACCGCCTTCAGTTGGCTTGTTGATCTTCAGCTGGCATTCCACCTTCGACACTTCCGTCAGCGTCAGCTTGCCGCCCAGGTTGGCCAAAATCACGCCGTTGGGTATCGTCATCGTCTGACCACTGACAAACTTGATTTCCCACTTGCCCGATAACTGGATCAATTCCTCCGGAGCTTCCCACGAAGTGGGGGTTTCATCATTCGGAGCCAGCTTGCCTCCAAGCACCGCCTTCAGGTTCTTGTAGTCCAGCTGAATCAGGTTAAACGTGGGGCTGATCGTGCCGTTCTTCTGCAGCAAGGTAAGCACCGGGGCATCCGGCACCTGTTCAGCCTCAATGTCCACGCTCTCCGGCTTCTGGCCGCCCCAGTCCCAGCTGCCTTTTTCAATGTAGCCCACAAGTTTGTCGCCAAACTTCACGCTGGCTATGCCATAAATAAAATTCTTGTTCATTGTCTATTTACTTTGAGGGTTAATAACACACCGGCCAATAAGCCGGCCAATACACCTGTGATAAACGTCCGCATCCGGTTCGGAGGGCGTTCCTCTTCCGTTTGAACGTCATTCGAAGTTTCGTTCTTGGTCTCACTTCGGATGCGTGTCAGTTCTTCTTCATACCACAGCACCAGCTGCTGCAGGCTGTCACACGAGGCTTCAGCCACAAGGTTCCCCTTGCCGTCAGTCCCTACGGTCAGGTTGGCCTGACCGCTCTTACCGCGATACGCCGCGCCTTCAGGTAGCTTACGGAGGCTGTCCGCCGCTATCGTCAGCTTCACCGCACTCGCCGGTATCCCCGCCATCACCAGTCCCGCCCGTCGGCTTCCGTTCGCACTGTCGGCGCTTGCCGATTCCGTCTGTGTCTTCTCCACCGTCGTGCTCTTCCTGCTGCTTGCGCAGCCCGCCAAGCACAGGACAGTCATCATGATGACGGCAACTGTTGGCAGTGTCAATGGCTTTGCGCAGTCGCGCCATTTCGCGCTTGTTAGCCTGCAGGTCTTTTCTCGTTGCATTCAGTTCTTCTTTTAAGGGTACCACAATGTTGCTTACCAAAACGCGGGTGGCATGTTCCGCGTTGTCCACACGCACACCCTCCGCGTCGGCTTCGGCTTTCATCGCTTCCGCTTTCGCTTTCCTCACCGTGGCACGCAGTGACCCGATGGCCGCTGCAGTGCCCACAAGGCCGCCGCTAAGTATGATGTTCATGATCTCGCTAAAGTCCATACCACCCGTTTTTTAGTCAGTCAACCTTTTATGCTGCTTCCTCGCGTTTCTTGCGGAATAACCCGATAACCCACTGCACCAGTCCCGTGTCAGCCACGCCGTTGGCCACAAGCGAGGCACCAAAGCCATACAGCAAGGCAATGTCCCAGCTCACATCACTCACAAATCCCGCATCAAGCCACCACAGCAGCATCACGCATACCAGGCCCACACACCAGCTCACCAGTTGCGTCACCCAGCCTTTCATATTAGGGAACAAGTCCTTCAAACCTTCGGTAAGCACCACCACACCGGCTGCAAAACCGGCAAAGGTGCCAATCATTGCGTCATAGTCCGTTGCCGGAACATCGGTCCCTTGGGCCATCACAGCCGATACCGCACCGAGCATCAGCATCATAAACAACATCATTCGTTTCATTGATTGTTTCTTTTATTATTGGTTAATACCTATTTCTTTCAGCCATTTCTGTACATCAAAGCTGGGGCAGGCTTTGGCCGCCAGCTCGTTGTGTCCCACAATGCGCACATCCGGGAATCTGCGGTGGAAGTCCTTCACATACTTCTCCAGTGCCTTTTTCTGGCAGCCAGTACGCGTGTCCTTCGGGGTCTTACCATCCTTGGCCACACCGCCGGCATACACAATGTGGCGGCTCACGCTGTTGTATCCCTTCGCGCCGTTCGTCACTTCCCACGGATCCACCTGCGCATCCTCGTTGTTGTTCACCAGTCGTTCCACTCCGCCCTGCAGGTGGAACAGGTCGGTATAGCCCACCTGTTTCCAGCCTCGGCCGCCCTGGCTCACGGGCGAAGTGTGCCACTTCCGGATGTCCGCCGATGATACCTCACGCCCCTCCGGCGTTGCCGTACAATGAATTACCAGATACTTCAACTTTGCCATATCATCTTATCCTTTCTGGTTTTGGGTAATGGTAATCTTGGCCGTCTTGCTGCGGTCGGCATTGAGTGTAAGGGTCAGCGTACCGGTTTTCTGACTGCCACTGTTTGCACCGGCCGAAATCTTCACACCGTTATCCGTCTCTTCCACCTTGAAGCCAGCAGGGGCACTGCCAATCTCATATTCTCCACTCGCGGTCACAGTCACCTCCTCGCTGCCACCGGTTGCCTCAAGGGTCACACTGGCAGGATCAACTGAAATCTTCTTCTCGCTCACCTTGAACACGGGGTTGCTTCGCTTGTCCAGCACCACCACTTCTTCGCCGAAGGCAATGTTCGTGTCAGCCTTCATCAGCATCTTGAAGAAGTACAGTTCGCTTGCGTTCGAAATCTTGTCAATCTGAATCACGTTTTCATCGTCCTGCAGGTTCACAGCCGCAAACAGGTTGCCGCCGGCATCGGGCGAACAGAGGGTGCACACAATCAGATCATCGGGCCAGGCGGCAAGCGTCTCTATGGTAATGCCCTTGTAGCGGCGGGCATTCACGTCGGTTTCGCTCGTGTTCTTGGCCTC